TTGGTATCACCAAACGTGAAATCGAGGAAAAAGATAAGACCAGATGGCAAGCTCATAGGCTGCACACTGACCAAATCATTAGCAATTAGGCCACCAAAGACCCGGCGAACGATTGGGAACGCCACGGCAGCGAAACCCTCAACGTCGCCCTGGGCCATTGAAGACCCCGCAGCTTCGCGAAGAAGTTCCCTTGCCTGGTTTTCCAGCAAGCGCGCCATCGTTTCTTTTTTTCGGTCATTGCGGAGACCTTCCAGAAGTCCTGTTCTTTCCCACTTGGAGAGAAGAGCAGCACCTTCTTTACGGAGATCTCGATTAACAATACCTTCTGTTAATTTTTCTAAAATAGACATTTTAATAGTCCTCCTTTGTGTGTTTATTAGAAATGCCTGCAAGTCTTTGCATACGCTTGACCGCAGACGTATCAGCACTGCTTGACGACTCTCTGCGAGCCATCATGGGCGAGGTTCGATTTACGGCTTCACTCAGTGATTTTGGCCTACTCTTGCGAGAAGAGCCCACTGCGTTTTGAAGTGTCTCATAAATGACCTTCGCCTCATTTACAGAACGAGAATCCGAAATAGCTTCAGCAATTTTTGACTTCTGCCGCTCATTCAGGGAGCTACTATTCAGTACACGGTTCGTGTAAAATAATCTAGCATTGGAAAGATTTACTTCTTCAAGTTTGCTTTTCATGCTAGAAAGTGTTGTAACAAGCTTCTTGTTCTTGGATTTTGCTGCTTTGAGATTCTCACTCATCTGAGCATAGTCCTTCTTGATGTTGCCAAGAGCTTGTTTCATAATTTTAATTTCTTCCTGAGCCTCAGTTGACGCCATCTGCGCCAGCTTTAACTCAGTATAGTGATTCGAGATGGTCTCGGGCGTTCCAGCCCAGCCACTCTTTTGAGGGTGGATATCCACAATCAACTCTTCAAGGATTGCATCGAGATTCTCTTCCGTTAACTCGATTTGTTCGCCAGCCGACATCCCCTCGTCGAAGCGATCAAGGCAGTCTTGGTACTCGTCCCATGTTAGAGAGCCGTTCTTGTAATCTTTCAGGCAATCAGATTGCTCTTCCTCCAGCTTGGAAACACCGTCGTCATCTTCTTCAATCCTCTTGCCGCTCGCCTTCTTATGTCGTCGTCCAGGTTTCGCCTTATCATACTGAGCATGAGATACAGATTCCAATTCAATTTCTTCATCCGACTCAAGGGCTTCCAAAATGGCTTGGGTAATGTTGAAGCCCTCTTGGAGTGCAAAGATATCCTCTTCCTCTTCTTCGCCCTCGGCACCAAATTCAGCAGCCAGCATCTCATCCGATTCTGGCTCGCCCTCAGCCAATTCGTCGGCCATTTTTTGAAGCTGGTCGAAGTCTATCTCGATCTCCTCACCCTCTTCTGGGCACGGACACAACGGAGCCTCTTCAGCCGCTGCCAATGAAATATTATTTACTATAGCTGGCCCGTCCCCCAAGAATCCTTCATCCTGCTCAAGCAACGAAGCTACTGCCTCCTTGATCTCCGGGGCGTACTTATCGAGTATGGCGCTTTCTGCATTCTTAAGAGCCGCTTCTTTAAGTGCGGAGGCATCTACAATAGCCTGTTCTAACAAAGCTGACATTCTAATGGTTCTCCAATTGAAGATTTTTCACAAATAAGTAGTATGTAAAAATCATAAATTACCCTATTAAGATGCCGTTTTTGAAAAACACCGTCACTTATTCTCATTTTGCTCTAACTTCTTCAAAGTTCTTTCTCTTTTCAGTCGTTTTTTGCGTCTTTTTACGGAAGGTTTTTCAAAAAACCTCCCTTCTCGGGCCTGTTCGACGATCCGCTGCTTCTTAACTTTCCGAAGAAACCTTCTTATTAGTCGGTCTGGAGACTCGTTTTTTCGTGTAACGACCGAAACACGAGCGGGTCGCTTGCCCGTAGCTCTTCTAAACATTAACACCTCTTATCAAGAAATCTTACCCATCAAGTCGGAGGACCAACACCAGCGGTATGTTCCCAACTGTTGACAAAGAGGCTGGCTGTGATGTTCGTGAGGCCAGCAATTACAGTAGCTTTACCAATCGTTGCCCCATCGCCCATCAAATATAATTTTGTAACTCGGAAGTCAGCAGAAAAAGAACTTGACGCTGGGAGCACAACATAATTATATGTTTCACCAAGTCCACCGGATGCAAAAGCAAAGCGCATATCACAAGGGTCAACCCCAGCAGGGCTTCCATCGTTCTTGATTACAATGAACTTTGTAACTTGTGGAAACTTAACCTCGAAATACTTAGGCTGGCTACCCGAAACAGGATAATCGCACCCACCCGTAAGATAAGGTCTGGCGCTCGCCTGATAGGAGCCAACATTGTTAAAACCAACTGAATAACGTTCAAATACTGCCATTTTCTTCCTCTTCTCCTATTAAATAGTCTCTAACTTAGTAAAGCTTTCCATTTATTTCCCCCAATAGCCATGATGCCTGAAATATCTACACCAGCATCACCGGGATCCATATCCCCAAGGGGGCTGGAAGCGGCTGCCTCTGGCGACCTCTGCGGAGATGTTGGCTTGATGCCTTCAAAAACATTAACTCCACCATATGAGTCCTTTCCGATGGCACTCATCAACTTTTTTCTTTGTTCTTTGAGAACTTCTCTGTTGTTGCGAACAGGATCTGTTAAAATAGATGATTGAACTGGTTTAGGTTTAGGCGGCTTTACGTTTTCATGAATTACGTTGCCGTTTAAGCCCTTCACCACTTCCGAAACAACACCAGATAGCAAGCCTTCTTCATAAAGACATTCTTTAATACATTCCTTGACCATTGGCTTCAAAAGCCTTTTTAAATCTGACTTTTTCATTTCAGCCCCTTTCTTTTAAACCCTTCAGCGATCGTGGCCCCCGATTCATTATTCGAAGTCTCCGACAATGCTATTCAAAATTCTATTGATCTTGTCGGCCTTTGTGAAAATATTGGGCTCTCTCTTTGATTCTTGCAAAGCCATAAAAGCCCCATTTGTAGAGGGCTCTGAAACGAAATCAAAACAGATCAATTGAAAATCGTCCTCGACAATTGTCTGTCCCTTTGACTCAGTTACAGATCCAAGACCACGAGAAGAAATACCCAGTTTAACGCCCCCATTGACAAGTTCTTGAAGAATTTTGCCAGACGGAGTGTTTAAGACTTTAACCTTACCCATGACTGACGGGCCGTCCCACCACACCTTTGTCATCTTATGGCAAGCGTTAGCAAGATTTACCACTTCGCCATCTGGGTGGTCTAGTTCGCCGATGGCGCGGCCCTCTTGTACAAGTTTCTGATAGTTTTTAATTTCCCTCTCAAGAATAGCTTGTGGATATACTCGACCATTACCATTTTTAGCATCGCACTCTTGCAGTTTGCCAGACAAGATCATGCCGCCATTTGCAACATACTTCTTCTCGTCTTCAGTGAGAAGGTCTTGGCAAACGCCGCCTTCACACAAAGCATAATATTCTCTCAACAATACTTTAGACATTTTCATCCTTCCTTAAGAGCGGGCGCAACCCGCCCGAATCTTGCTCCCTTGCAACAACGAGCAACCGGACGAAGATACCAACTCTTTGCAGCAATTCTAGTGTGTGTCATTTTTCCATCTCCAGTTTTTGAATTTTAATCCCACAGTCACCAACAATCACGCTTAACACGTATGAGGTGCCCGAACTTAAGCATCCCAAAATAAAATAATTTACAGCAGTATGCTCAAAAGTAAATAGTTCTGTGAAACCGTTTATCCCGCATAAAAAGACACCAACCCAAAACCCCATACACATGGGACAATGAAATAAATCACCAAATCCTCTCAACCACTCTTTGGATGGCCGGATCTTGTTGAAAATCGATGCATACACCAGAAGCTGTGTCATTCCGAATGCCACCAATATGAAATAAAGCAGTTCCATCAAAGAATGTAGCTCAAGAAATAAGGACTAACTCGACCATATCCAGGCCGGATACCACCCTTCTGGGCAGCTTGTGGGACTTCGCCAAGTTCTGTCGAATCAGCAGCATCGGGATCCAACATCTCATCTTCTTCCATCTGCTTATACTTCTCAATGTACTCGAAATAGGGTCTTTCTTCCTCGATAAACTTAGAAATGTTCATGACCACCAAGGGCAAAAAGTTTTCTTGATCCTCGACTCCAATAAATACCCCTTCCATTGACCCGTATACGTTGCCTGCACGGATTGTTTCGGGGTTTATGATGCCTTTCTTTCTCATGAATCGAAAGAATCGGTCCTGTATATCATATACGATGTCGTTTATAACTTCCTTGGGGAACACAACGATCTTTTTATCCCTCATCGACAAAACTATATCAACATCAGGGTGATCATAAATCATGATGTTGTTGTCCATGCTTCGACGCATGTTCATTTTAAAAGTAATCGGAACTGAAGGCGCTTCCTGAACTTCAGGCGCTTCCTCTTCCTCTGCTGCTGCGCCGATTTTGACTGTGATGGCCATTAGCTATCAAGCTCCTGCACCAGGTGTTGAATTTTGAGAACACTCTTTATCATGCTCTCGTTGATCTCTTCTTTGCCATAGCTTTCAAGCTTCTCCAAAACCATATCAGCGTTCTTCAGCATGGAATCATCGGCATCAAACATCTTCTGTGCTTCCTTGGCTTCGGTTATTTTATTTTTAAGTCTTCCGATCTCTTCGTTCAAGAACATCTTTAACTCCAAGCCATTATCAGCAAACGATGAAATATATTTGCTCAAGAGGCTCTTTTGGCTCTCCGTCAATGTTTCACTGTACTTGGAGTTAAACTTCTCAACAAAGGTTTTGTAAACGAGATTGTCCACAGGAACCATTTTATTTTCTTTCTTCTCTTCGGACTTTGTTAAAGCTTCTGCGACCTTGGATTCCAATAGGACACGATCCTTAACCGAGATACCCATATTAAAAAGCTGAGAGATGGAGGCGATATTCTTATAGTTCGGGACAAAATTCATAAACACGCTCTTCGTGTATTCCTTATTCATATCGCCTATCAACTCTGACTGCTCTTCAAAAACATCAGAATCCATAATGCATCGACGAGATGCACGAACCTCAAATATCAATTTCTCAGCCACATACCTATCCAAGCCACGAGTTTCAAGAAGAGCCTTATAAAGCTGCAACTCCTTATAGAGGCTGCTTTCTTTTTGAAAGTGTTTTGACAGTAGACGCAAAGTCTTCTCTTTCTTGCTTTCATTCTTGTAAACGATTGATTTCGTCAACTCGCCCACCAAGACCTCAAATAAAAAAGCTGTATTTCTTTTCTTATTGTGTTTCATTTTCGTTTTCACTTTCATTTATTTTTGACTCCAAGCCCTTAAGCAATTTCTGGATCTCATAATTTGTTTCAAAAAGCTGCTCTTCTTGAAGTAGCTGTTTCCTCTCATAAGTAGACTCCTTATTCTCCAACATCCCAGCAGCCACCCGGTCAAGTCCACCAGGGCCACTTTTACCGGGGAAATAAGTTCGAGGGCTAGTCTCTAACCCCACTAAGCTTCTATAATTTTTTCCTCTGCCTGCGGACCCACGCCCATCTCGTTTGGCTGGCTTATGGCGCGTTCCATTAGAGCCAGGGGTAATGTATGATCCGCCTTTCTTCCGAACGTCTCGTTTGGCTGGCGGCTCTGCCAACAAGATTCCTTCTTCCTCTTCTCCACCAATTTCTTCTCCACCAATTTCTTCTCCACCTTCTTCGCCTTCTTCACCAAAATCTTCGCCAAACTCTTCACCAAAATCTTCGCCTTCCAATCCACCGCCCAGAGCACCACCCAGAGCAGCCTCAGCCTCGCCCGCAGCTTCAGCGGCTGCATTGAGTTGGGCGTCATATTTGCGATCATAGAACATCTCACGTTGATTACGAAGGAATTCCTCCTCCGACAGACTGAATAGGTGTTCAGCAACCCAGCGACGGCTGAAGAAGCCATCAGTTGCCGAGGATGCAATATCAAACTTCAGCTTCCAGTGCTCTAGTTCTTGAAGTTCTGCTATCTTGGACGGATTGTTTAAGGACAGCGAGAAATTCAAAAGGTCATCGCCCCTGAAGCCGAGAGTATAAAGGTGAATGATGCCCACCTTCTCCAATTCAGAGATCACTGCACGTTGCAAGCGCTGGATGGTCCTTGCGAAACGGACATCCTTTTGTGCGAGAGTTGTCTTATCTTCCGATCCATCTTCGCCCTGCGTTAGATAGGAGGCGGGAACCTTTAATGCGGAGAACAGTTTATCTCGGAGATACTTTACATCATCGATATCCTTTGTGTTCTGCCCACCAGCCAGGTTTTCAACCTTCGATGAAGTATCGCCACGCACAGGGATAAAATAATCTTCTTCCACACTCATCGGGTTATAGCGGAGGTCCACACGACCAGATTCAGCGTTAACCAGTCGGTTACGCTTCATAGAAGTCATGACCTTCTGCATATACTGCTCGACATCAGATGGTGGAATGTTGCCCACGTCCACATAAAAGACCCTTCTCTCGGGAGCGCGGACAATACGATATGCCATCATGGCATCTTCCATCAAAACCAACTGACGCCAGATACGTCTTGCTGCCTCCAGCACAGAGGTTCCATATGGAGCGTATTTATCATTGCCCAAAATACGAAAATGAGCAACCTGCCAGTTTTCAAATGTTAGAGCGGCTGAATTCCACTGAAACTGAACATAGCTGGGGTTTGTTTTGTCTTCGCCTTCTAGTCGCTCAACTTCACCCGGAGGCATCCCGATTATGGTCTTGATCCCCAAGTGTTCATCGATGTCGAGATACAAAAAGAAGTCACCATATTTGCACATGGTGCGACACCAGCCAAAAAGGTTGTATTCAACGTTTAAAGTGTTCTGGTATAGCGTTCCAAGAACCGCCTTAATCTCTTCATTCGGACACTTAATCGTAAGCATCGATCGCAATGAAGAGTGAGTGGTCATTTCGTCAGCGTAAATGTCCAGAGCAGAAGCAATCTCAGGTGTATACTCCATTTGATCAAAATCAGTGTAGCGTTCCGAACGACGCTGATTTGCCATTGCGGAGGTATTAATCTGAGCAAAGGGATTATAAGCGCTGCGTTTAAACTGTTGTCCACTCGCACTCTTGAACCTAGTTGCAAAATAATCCAACTGTGTTCGTTTATAATTCCTCGTCATCTGAGAGCGGTAGCTCGTGATCGGTCCAGAAAATAGACGGGTTAAGCGCCTAAATAAAGTCGATTCGGGATTACGAGGGTTTTTATCTTGTTCTGCCATCTCTGCCTATCCTTTTAAAAGCCATGAATATTCTTCGTATTCTTTTTTCTGTTCGCTCGCCTTCTGAACATAATCTTTATCGTAGCCGAGTTGCCCCGGTATTTGGGTGCTTATTTTCGAAGTTGTAAATATCATTGAATCCAAACAAGCCTTTTGATACTGCGCATTACGATGATTAACCGTTAAAGCTGTGTCTCTCACCCAACACCCGATAGCCAAAGACATTACTAAATCATCATGATAACTGCGCATAGCTTGTGGTTTCCCATTGTTCCAGACAAAAGTTTTGAACTCATTAAATAGCCTGCCGGAATATAAAGTAATTAGTTTGTTTCTGATGAATTCTTCCAGCTTAGCCACAATTAGTGGCCTGGTCTTAGAGGACGTTGTAAAGCCAGCAACGGAATTTCGCGAAGATTCGGCCAGGGTAGCATTTACAAATTCATGTGTCCCCTTGATCGAGTAATAAATATTTGGATATTCAAGCTCAATCAACTTTTCCAAAACTGAGATGCCGATTCCAACGTTTTCAACGACAAGCAGCGCACCGCCATACTCTCCACCTATCTGATTAAGGATATTAGCATACATATCAAGGCTTGGCTTCCCCTGATACTCTGCTATAACCTCCATTGTTTCCAGCTTGATGATATGGAAAACAGAATAATCTGCACCGTCTCCACGAGCCACGTCTGCCACGACCAAATAGGTGAATTCGGGTTTGTATTCTTCCCAGATCCAATAGTTTCGATCAAAGCCAGTTCGATATTTTGGCTCTCTAGTCGCTAGTTGAAGGCGCTCTAGGTCATCAGGGTGTATAACTGTTTCGCCTGACGTGTTGAAATTGCACTCTAGTTCTTGGGCGATTTGGCGTTGGGACATATTCTTGGTTTCTTTTTCAAACCACGCCTGATCCCTTTCCGGGTGAGCGTCCCACCTGAGAGCTACGGGTTTAAAATCATTTTCTTCCAACTCTGCTTCGGTGTATGTTTTGTGAAACCAATTTCCCACTCCGTTAGGTGTCGACAAGGCGATACAACGGCCACCCGTGGACAACGTGGGATACAGGCCGGTCCAAAGCTCACTTAAGCCCTCGACGTGGGCAGCTTCGTCAATAACCAACAGAGACAAAGCCTCTGAACGTCCAGCGTCTCCAGAAGTCGAGATTGCTTTAATCTCGGAACCATTCGACAGCACAAAGCTAGTGCGATTGTCGACAACAATATCTGAAATGCGAATCCAAGGAGGCAAATTTCGCATAACATTCTTGACCTTCTTGACTAAGTTGGCAGCCGTGCTGAACTTGGTCGCCATCACAAGAATGTTTTTGTCTCGATGAAACAACATAAGCCAAACAACATAGGCAGCAACAATCGTTGAGATGCCTAGCTGTCGAGCCTTTAGAATGACTGTAAAACGATAGTCATTAAACTCTTTTAGAAGATCGTCTTGATAACCATACGTCTTAAACGGAATCAAACCCCTCATAGGGTGAGAGATCCGACAATAACTGTTTATGAAATAGGCCGGGTCTTTACCCGATTTAACTATCTCTTTAACAATTTCCTTCTTGGATAGCTCATAAGCCATTATACATTTTTTCTGGTGTCGTTGTCGGGTCGCTTATCGCCATCCCAACCTCCTTGATCCAAAAACTTCTGAAAACCATCTTGTAGTGTATCGGTGCTAGGCTGTTTGATCTCATCGACACCACTTAGGTTACCGATATTATACGTTCGATGTGCTTGGACCCAGGTTCTTACTCGGCTCGTATTCTGAACGATTGCGAATAGTTCTCCATCGGATTTTAGAGAAACGCTCTCGCCAGTAATCTTCTTGTATTCTTTCTTGAGGTATGAAGCAATGTCTTCAATGCGTTGTTCGACTTCGCTCTCAAACCCGCCTTTATAAACTTCTTTAAGCTGAATGTCAGCTTGATAATTGATAATCATCTGAGGCCCACGAAACTTAACTTTGAAGCCATCAAGTGTACGAGAATCATATATTGGATGACCTTCCTCTCTTTTCAGGCCAATTTCAAGGAGGTTACCGTCCTTGTCATAGGCTCCATCATATGCATTCGCGGCTGCTTGTGCAAGTCCTTGATAAATTTTTAGTGTTTCTGCTGACATTTATTTGTTCTCCTTACTGGGTCGCCACCCAGTTTCCCACCGTTCTTCTCTCCCATCAACCCAACGAATATAGCAATTTTTACAACAATTATATTTGGTCATGTATACACTATCGTGCAGATTAAAGGAAAAGATATCACAAACGGGACATATTCTGTCATGTTCTTTATTAAGTAGTTTTTTGGTTACAAAAACGCCATTGACTTCTATCTTCTCTGTCTTTTCCCTGAAACGATCCTCCTTGTCGTTGAGCTTTTTTATTTGTTCTTTGTATTCTTCTTCCTTTTCATCCGTCCAATACTTGCGCGGATTCTGAATTGCTTCCTCGCCATACTTCTTTGCAATCGCTTTCTCGATACTGGCGATCTTGTTCAAATTCTTTTTCATTCACTTCTCTAAAGCATAGGCAGTTCCAAAACCAATAGCGATTCCAGCTACCACCGAGCCACCTATGACGAATGGCAAGTTTATTTTCTTTTTCGTCTTGATGATGTCTCTCAAAGATTCTATTTCTTCATCTCTGAGTGTTAAGCCCTCTTCGCACCTGAAGTTCGCTTCCTCCATCTCTATTTTTAAATTGTCGATCTCGTATCTAAATAGCTCCGTTTGATATTCAAGTGCAAAATCAAACTCCTCTCTCACCTCTTGTTCCAAAAACTCTTTCCAAGTCAAGAGGTGGGCTGTGGCAACAGTATCAAAACACGTTGCCTCAAACGGCACAGTAGCCCCTTTGGGCAACAAAGTAAATTTGCCAACATCTTGAGCATATGCGGACTGGCACAAACCTAAACTCAGAGTTAATGTTTGTGCAACCTTACTCCACATATTCAAACCCAAAGGCTTTTTCTATCTGTTCTGCAAGCGCAGAAGGGTCTTCGGATCTTAAGGCGGTTACTTCTTTTACTCTGTCTGACTTCAGAGACTCTATTCTCTCTTTGGTCTCTTCATAGTCTCTTTGAAGAACTTGAAGGGCCTTCTCGTGCTCCTCGATTAAATCCTTCTTCTTTTGCAGTTCGCGAGCATGACTCTCTTTGAGAACGACCATTTCCTGCTCGTAACGAGTAGAAGCAGCATCAAATGCCTTTACCAGCGAAGAGTGATCATTGTACCAAAAAGTTCCAACTACCAGAACCAAGAACCCAATAAGGATCCCTTTCCAATACTTGGCGACGAAAGACAATATAAACTGCACTAAGCACTCTTCAGTTTCACGATAGCATCAATAACACTCTGACCGCCCAAATATAGAGCAGAAATCATCACCCAATCGCCGCTAGTCAGAAAGCCATATGCTGCAAGACCGGTGGCCGTCACCCATACCAAAAGCTTACGAGAAACCGCTTTCTCTAACGCTCTATCTACAACACCTTTAACCATAACCATGTTACCTCCTACACTATAAATAGTCACTGATTCACGAAAGCGTATCCATTTATCTTTGCGATGTCTATGGTCGTATCCACCGCATCCTTAAGTGAATCAAGGTGGGTAATGAGCAAGACAGTCCTAAAATAAGACTTGACGACATCCAGAATCCTAATGAAGCCTTCCATGTTTTCTGCATCGAGAGCCGTTCCTGGCTCATCAAGGATAAAGATATCCCCCTTCGGCAGGCTAGACACCGACAACAGAGAAAGACGAATAGCCATGGCTGCTATGGTCTTCTCGGCACCCGAACCCATCACCAAAGGTCTTTCTTCGTGACTGGGGTGCTTAATAAAAATGTTTAATCTCTTGCCATCGTCTTCAAAGAAGACCTCAAAATCAACTATATTGGCAAGAACTTTAGCGATTTCTTCATTGATCGCTGGAAGCCTTTTCTTGATAACATCATAGGCAATTCCATTGCTATGCATACACCGCATAAATAAATCATAAGCTGAATACTCCTGCCTTAGCTCGTCTAGCTCTTCTTGTAAACTAACAAGATTGTTTAACTTCTCTTCGTAAGAACCATGAACCTTATAGAGGTTTAAAATAGATTCCTGACATTTGTCGAGGCGACCTTGATTCAACTTAAGGTCAATCTCCTTCTTGCTCTTCTCGGCAAGAAAGTTTTCTAAATTCTCTATAGCTTCTTTGTTCTCTTGATATTGCTCCTTCTGAGCATGCAAGTCTTGCAATTCTCTTTTGAGATTTTCAATTGCGTTCTTGTTACGTTCAATAAATAGGTTCAACTTGACTATTCGTTCCGATAAAGTGCTTCTCCTTTCACAAAGTTGACTGTATTTTTCAATGTAATCTTCCACATCGTCCGGTCTCAGCGATGTCAATTCTTGGCTCGTTCCGTTCAAAAAATCGACTTTATCCCCTTTTTCCAAAAGTGCCTTATTGGCATCGCAAACAAACTTACAATTTGGAAAACTGTTTCCACACGGTATCCCTTCAAGAAGCTTCTCCTTCTTTTCAATCCGAAGAAGCTCTTGCTCTAAGGTCTTAATCTCATCCCTTAGACCTGTGATGATTTCTTTTTTACCCATTGCGTCTTCGATATCAAACTCACTCAGAAACTTATTAATCTTATCATGGACCTCGATCTTTTTCCTAAGCTCCGTTTCATTTTTGTGCAAGTCGGTCGTCATGTATACCTGCTCTTTGGTCTTTTGATCTATCTGTCCAAGAACATGGGCAATATCAACTATAGCGACGGGCATCGATTCTATCTTCTGTGTTACTTCACCCATCTCTTCAACGATCTTGGCGATGAGGGTTTTGAGATTATCACAAGCCTCTTGTTGTTCTTCAAGTTGTCTTTCACTATCATCAACTGCTTCTCTTGCTTCTCTCACCTCTTCAACAAAATCCCGACCATCAAGCCGCTTAATCGCCCCTCGCAAGTCCGCTGCATCATCCTTTGAAAATCTAAACTTCTTTTCAAATATCTCAAGATCCAAGAACTTGGCGAGTATCTCCTTACGCTTTGTTGACCCTTCCCTCAAGAAAGACAGGGCATCAAGCTGAGAGGACATCGAGGAGGTCAAGAAGTCGTCCAGGGAGCCGAACACCTTGCGGATATTCTTGTCTGTCTCGTTTCGAGTCAAGCCATTTAAGTTCGTTGTCTCTTCAGTAACCCGATCAAAACAGGAAAAATCAATCCCTGTCTTGGCCTCAAGACTCTCATTCCCCTGGTACTTTTTAATATACTTCTCTGAGTTGCGAGCAATCGTATACACCTTGTCTCCGATAGAAATCTTGACAGTGCCGGAACCACACTCCTTGTTCTGGTTAATGATGTTGAGGTTCTTTCTCTCGTTCTTCGAAGTAGAGTTAAAGACGGTGTATAAGATGCTGTCGATCACAGACGATTTTCCAGAATAGTTCTTTCCAAATATTCCTACGGTTCCATTAAGCTTGGAGAAATCGATAGAGTTGTTCTCGCCATAATTGAAGAGATTGTCCCACTTTGCACTCTGTAGGCTCCAATTAATGTTGCGTGAAACTTCTTCCTTGTCCTCGGCTATCTTATTGTACTTGAGGTTCAGTTCATAGATTTTGTCTAAAACCTTCTCGGGAACCTCATAGTCCTTGAGATACTGCGCTATCAGCCTTTCTTGTACAGCTATGTCTCGGAGGTTTTCTTTTTTTAAGCTCTCGGCAAGACTGCTAACATCGCCCCTCTTTCCAGCAGCACGGTTCAAGAATGTGATTGCTTCTGGCTTGAAGAGGTGTTTGGCCACCTCAATGGCTCGCCTCATCTTCACCAACGACAAGCTGTTGTTGGAAATAATTCGAAGTCGAGCACCCGATGGGACCACAGCATTCTTTGGAATCTTGCCAGCCTTTGTCAGTTCGACGGTTACAAATGGCTTGGGGTTTAAGAGCTTGTGATGCTTACAGGTAAAGTTTTCTTTATCTGTGATGTCCCAAATCAAGAATCCTTTATCATTGGTCTCGCCATGATTCTGTTGGACTGTGGAACCAGGATACCTTACGCGCCCTTCCATATCAACGATTTGATTGGTCTTATGGATGTCGCCAAGAAACGCAAAATCATGATTCCTGAAGATTTCGGGTGCATGGTCTCCATATTCCATGATCCATCCAGTGTCTGTCTCAACGCCAGCAATGGATCCATGATATAAAGCAATGTTCACATTCTCTTCGCTTGAGGGATCAACCCAATTGTCCTCGTCAAACACTGAAAGCACGTTCAGGCTGAAGCCATTCTCCAAATCAACTTCGCCTGACTTCTTCAGCAAGTGCAAGTTGGGAAGATTCAAGGCTTCAATGATAGGAGTCAGAGCGTCTTGGCGGCTAGTGTTCTTTAAATTGCCGTCGTGATTCCCCAAAATGATATATGTCGGCGCGATGGCTTCCAAGTTTCGAAAGAAGTCAGAGCAAAGCTCGACGAACTCTGGTGAGATCTGTGTCTTTGTGTGAGCAATATCCCCACAATGTACGATGCATTCTACCTCCTCTTTCTTGAGAATTTCATACAACTTTTCAAAAACGACACGATATTCTTTCTGATGCTTCAGATTGCGAATATGAGTATCCGCTATATGTGCGAACTTCAAATGCACCTCTTGGTTTCTAAACTAATGTAACCCCCTCGGGTGCAAAAGTCAAGTTTTTATCAATTTCATACCCTCTCGGGCGTAAAAGTCAAGTTTTGTTCTTCGATCAAACAGCAGCCAATCTCTCCCTCAGATGGCTGTCAGGGGTCATAAAGACAGCATTCTTTTTCCTCTCCTCAAACACCTCTGGCGACATCTCTGCAATGTCATCATAGCCAGACGTATCAATCTTGGACACCTCAACACCATAAGATATAAGACTGTGGATTATTTTATTCGTTTTGGCCTCGGCATCTTCATCAAGGGCCAAGAAGACTTTGACCCCGCTTTTGACGAGAGCCTTAAAGAGCTTGCTTCCCTCACGGAGCGTTGATCCAAGAATGGGAATTCCATTGCAGGCTCTTATTGCATCGAAGATACCCTCCACCACGACCACATCTTCATCCCAATCAACATAGAGTTCGTTGAAAATGATGTCCTTACTCACCGGAGGGTTCTTATATTTCTTTTGATAGTCGACGATGGATCGAGCCACGAAATAATTTACAAATCCATCCTTGTTGAATGACGGAATGATAATCCGATTTGCATACTCGCCCTCGAAACAGAATCCAATTTTCCATTTGAAAACGTCTTTCTTCGTCAACTGACGCTTCGCCAAATAGCTGAGAAATGGCATCGCTGCTCTAGGCAAGCCTTTGTTGGCGAGGGATATATACTCTTCAGGCAGCTTCAGGATCATCTCCTGCTCTTCCTCTTTTGTGTTGCCGAACAAATTGTCAAACTCTCCGAGATCGACCTTCCCAACAAGCTCTTGCCACTCACGAAAGCTTGTGAGTGTCCCAAACCTGCGAATTGGGTGTCCGATATTCCTGCCACGCTTGTCACAGATCCAACACTTGTAATAGTCCTTTTCAACGTTGACTGAAAACTTGTGCTTATAATGACGGCAATATGGGCACTTGAAGAGCAACTCAGGGCCACGCTCATGGCACGAGCCAAACACCGTCTTTAGGATTCTAACTTTTTCACTTCGCATATAGCCCCCGCTTTTGCGATTATTAAAGAGTCGGCCCTGTCATAGGACTCAGGCTTTGGATTTCCAAAGCGCGTATAACCTATCACGAAACCTGGTTCGTTGTCAAGCAGATGCCTTAAAACAACTTGTTTTGCCTTTTCTCCTCTAGGAATTTTAATGCCGCATAGTTTGCGAGCGCTTGTTGCCGCGAGATATTCTGGCTTAATCTGAAATAAATCGTAAATAAGCCAAGACACAATCCCATTAAAGCGAGACAAGCTTGAAAGAGTCTTTGCAGATGAAAAACCTGAACGGAATGACTGTAGTGACTGTTCAATATAAACGTGTTCAATCTGCTTACCATATCGTTTGCGTATCTCTGTAACACCTTTTCTCACCACCTCCGCTTTGTCAAAAAAATCTTTATACTTCCTTGTATCCCAGACATCATTCTCGATTATGTTCCCCTGAAGATCGAGGAGAGTATAGCCAGTTATGCTCGAACTCACATCCAGGCCGAGAATCATTTGCTTCTCCCTCCATATGTCTCTGTTTCTCTATGACACGGAACACATAAGGTTCTTCCGTTCTCTATGTCCCACAACTCGTCGCAGTTTTTTGCTTCTTCTCTGCTTTGTATGTTGTTTTCTCTCATAATGAAGCTGAAAGGTTTTATGTGATCCACGTTCATTGAGCCTTTCGCACCACAGGAACAGCAGGCCCAGTTGTCTTGCATAAATACTTTGTTTCGCCACTCTATGTATTCGGGCATTTTTCGCACACTTTGATTTATTGTAGTTATGCCGCCTCTCCAATTGTGGTGCCTTTCACCTCGTGGTGTGTTTTCCAGTTGTTTTCTTCTGGCCTCGGGGGTGTGTTTTCTGCCTCTATTCTTTTGTCCGATCTTTTCTTTCACTTCTTGCGACCAGGACATACCGTAGTTCCAGGGCTTTGTACCCTTTTTGCTTTCGCTGATCTTCTTTTTTGTCGCATCGTCCCAGGGGGTGCCAGTGTTCCAGGCTTTGAAGCCATTTTCATATCTTTCTTTTGCGGCTTTTGAGATCTTTTCGCTGTGTCTTTTTGACCTCGGCTTTCCTTTCCTTGTAAGACCTAACTTTTTCCACAAAGTTCTAACTCGCATTTCCGTAAGTTCAAACATTTCGGCCATATCTTTGCGCGAATAATCTTCTTCAAAAGCCAAAATAAACTTCTCTATGTCTATGTTGTACTTGTCTATTTCCTTGCGAGGCGGCATAGGGCATCACCCCTTCAATACATAGTAAATAGTATCGAGGAACCCAAATAGCCAGCAATAGAGGTAGAAAATGAACTTTCTCTCTAGATGTCTAGACGAAGTTTAAAAGTCAACTTTTAGTTTGAATGTGAATTCGCGTCCCTCTGTTTTTTTGACTGGTGTTGCGAGGCTGGCAATGCCAATCATGTTCCTGTTTTCATCATAAATGGCGACCTTCGTTATGTATGTCTCCTTCTGAAAGCTTGCTGTCGGAAAAGCAAAGGAAGAACTCACCATATTTCGAATCGTAAGCTGATTCTCTTCGAACAAGTGCGTTCCCGTTATAGCAGAAGTAATCGATTGACTCTGTTCATATTCGATATAAGTGGGATTCGGAGAATAGTTCAACTGTCCCTTCTTTGCGTGAGCCAGCATTGTAAGTGTCGGCACTTCTTGAATGCCCTCAAAGCTCAAAGAATAGCTTGAAGAGGGTATAATAGAAGACGGATTACCATCGTTCGCCCCCACCCCGTAGTACAGCCATGAACCAGTCTGAGGGTTGGTGACATCATTAGTATAGTCGTCGGCAAATTCAGTCATGCCCCAACTGCCAGTCAGAAGCAAGAAGCCCTCTTTGTAAAGGACCACACCAGCCACTGACCCACTTCCATTTGCCTGCGAAAAAGCCGACCCACTAACTTGGATCAAATCACCGTTTTGCCTTTTGTCCTGTAACTCGCCAACAAGAGTACCTGAGACATAGAACTTTAGCTTGACTGTGCCCTTCTTGATCTCGGACCCATAAAAGATCGAGGGTATAGAAATGAGATTCAGAGGCTGCGTACTCTTGTCCCATGCTTCTCCAGTTATGGTGGAAACATAAGAATAATTTTGGCTTATTGGCTTGTACTCATTAAGAGTGTTTCTAAGTGCCACTATACGAGGGCGTGTGGCATTTTCTATGTAGAAGTTCCTCGTAATGCTCGCAGACAACGGATAGCTGCCAGAGAGAACATCGCCATACGAAAAATCAGAATTAAACTGAGTTGTGGAGATGGTCTTAAAAGACGTAAGACTTCCCTGTTTTGTGACAAAGGGGTAGATTATAGCCTTGTCAGCAACATTATCGGATCCAATCAGTCTCCCTGTTGCCTCTTCAAGCCTGTCAACATTAAGCTCATAGAGGTTTAGGTTGCCAACAGGAATATTTGGAACACTGCTGGCAAACGCTCCCGACTGCTCAGATTTGTTATTGAGATAGATTTGACCATCATAAATTACAAATTCTGTCTTTGGGGAGGTCTTTAGAACATTGAAAAACTTGTCAGATTCCTCAAACTTATAAAGAGGCATCTCAAACCCCCCTTAGTAATCAAGACGAACACGCAACGTCAACTCGTTTGTCGGAGTCTTCTTCAAGGGTTCAGAAATTTTAGCAACCGCCAACAGTTCATTATCGGCTGAATATAGACCGACTGCCGTAATATAAGAAACTGGCATGTCTGTGCTCTTGTTCTTTGTAACGATCTTGCTCGCACTCAAATAAGTGGGGTTAGAAGAATAGTTGAAGTCGGTATGATTCGCCCGACAGAAGTAAATCGTAGAATTCAATTCAGTCGTGTTGTTGAAAGATAAGGTCTGGAGACAATTCCTGAATCCATCTGCGGCTCCAGAAATAGAGGCACCTGTTAAATAAGATTGAACCGAAGCGCTGTGTGCTGCAAAATCATAAGATCCTGAACCTGGAGGTCCGAATCCTCCATTACCGTAAGTTAGAGTTTGGCCTGGCAATTCACTGCCCGTGGCAAAGACCGAGGCTGTCAGAACCACAATACCAGCCTGGTAATAGATCAGGCCAACCTTGGCACCCCCATCGGGAGATGAATCAGCCGCATACAAAAATCCATACTCGCCAGCGGGAGAATTTACTCTATAATCTGTGAGCGACCCACTATCATTAATGACCGTAGGAACGGTTGTTGCTTCACGCATCGGAGGCCCATGCCCACCAGTTAACAGTGTCATCGAGAAAGAACCTTTCTTAATTTCGTCTTTCCCAAGAAGGCGTGCAAAGTTGATGAAGAAGGCAGCGGTATTAAGGCCCGAAGCTACAGTACCACCACTAAAATCACCGTCTTGATCGAAGTTTCGAATGTTTCCTGCCGCATCATATCCAACGAGCGTTTGAGCCATTTGATTGTAAACGTTAATCTTCTTGGCTTGCTGTGAATGGACTGCTGGAGCGGACTTTGAAAGGTCAGTATTGTCGGCTGAAAACCCACAGGTGATGTCGAGAATATGATTTGCCGAAGAACTCAAATAGGGGTAGTCATAAACGCTCTGGAACATGCCGTGAGCATAATTTTTAATATTACCCTCGTTAACATACGTCCCTGAAACGATTGTTCCAGTTACTGGGACTGCTTCATGAAGAAGAGTGCGCGTTGTCGCAACATCATTATTCAAAAAGTTCTTAAATATTGTAGCCATTTTTTATCCTTTCCTCAAGATTAGCTCAACCATTTGACATAACGAATAGGGATATCAATTCGATATCCAGTAGTCGCCCCCGTCACACGGATAGTAGTATCAATATAGTAGTAGGTGCTGGTAACCGGTGTAAACGTCGACCCCAACTCTGTAAATAGGAAGGTGCTCGAATTTAAGTCAATGGAAGCCTGTACCTGAAATCGTAACATGGTCCCCCTTGGTCCAGCAATAGACTGATTGGTAGCGCCCGCGCCAGCATCATTCTGTGTGACAAACTGTGAATCTGTCCCTAAAGATAAATAATAACTTGCTATACTATCATCGTCGATAAAAGAAACCGATGCTGCTGTTTCGCCGCCTTTCGATACCAAACTTCCAAACCTGTTGTCCATTTCCACAATGTATTGTGTTTCCAACAAATCAGCATCAAGCAAGTTGTCCGCAGAAATCTCTGTCGTGTCTAGCCCCTGATCGACTCGTATATAAGTGCCACCAGAAGTAGGGTTAGCTCCATCAATGAAGCCAGACAAGCCTTCAGCGCCCGCCGCTGAGACGAGATCTCCACCACTGCCAACATATTGTTCAGTTCTTTTGTCAACGGCGACCCCAAAATACCCACCCGAATATCTTTTATGAGCAGTGCCAGTTGCCTCGTTTAGCTCCAGAACCGGGAGGTAGAGCAGATTCGTTCTCGAAATGGACAGCAACTTTGTTTTCATCGAAGAGGTGTTGTTGGTAAAAGCTTCCAAGATTGGCGTTTGAAGGATTTCTAAATCGTAGTAAGCAGAGCCACTAGCATGATTCTTGTTGTAATTATCATAGTCGATCTCGTCATCGGCAAAAGCAAACTTTGCAATCTTGAAGCTTCCGTCACCTCGGGCAAGCCTCATCCTTCCTGTGTCTGTCAGGACCGCATCTAAAATAATGTCTCCGCTATTATCTAAAAAAGCCATTGTTATTCCTCTACTCCTATAAATAGTGTTTAATGTAATTAGTTTCCAAAATTCAAATAATACTTAGTTTATGCTTGTCTCTTTTTATATAATGCCCCTCAGAGCAGAGCCTCCCATACCTGGCTCATCCACTCCTTCAGGTATCGTGCCTACTCCTGTTACAATAAGGGTAGCACCAGTGGTATCATCAGGGTCTCCATCGGATGCCGATCCCATAACGGTACCACCCGTCATAGTCGCCAATGCCCCAGTAGAAAGTGCCGCCCCTATAGTAACGGGAGTGGTAACCGTTGTTGGGCCTAACTTTCTAAGCTCTATTTCTTCTGGCGATACAACGTGCTCCTTACTATAAGTAACATTTAGATCTATTTTTCTACCAGTTGACTTAGAAATAAACCGAATTTTATACTTTTTCCCCCAAATGCTTTCATCTTCCACGCCCAGAGCATATTGTGTACCCTTCGTCAACGCCGATGGTGCCGCGTCCAGCCCAGACCTCTCTTTATTAAAGATCCCCTGAGTTATTCTCGGAACAATATTAATATAACGCTTTGCTACCTTGGTTGTGTCGAATGGTGGCGGCTTCTCCTCTAGAGGAATAATATTCGTCACCATAAATATCGCGCCATCATTGTCAACCAACTCAACTTCATAAACCTCTGTTGGATTGGACTTGTGGTTGTGTATATCAACTGCCCTGAACATATAATAATATTTTGTATTAGGAGTCACTGTATCAACGTAGGATGCGGAAGAGGATCTTTGTAAAGAATCATCCTTAATCAGTGTCGACAAAAAAGCTCGACGGCTATTTGCAAAATCTTGATATATTTCTGGCTTTTCTGTGAGCCTAAAAATCTCAAACGCGCTTGCAATATCATCCGACCTATAGCGGATAGGCTCAGAATTGCTCAAATAATTTGTCCTTCTTATCTTGTTGATTTCTGTTTTCTCGCTCTGGCTTAGAGGAATGGGATATGCCTCATAGTCACCCACACTGGAGTTGAGCCAAATTAAGATTTTCCCATTGTCTCCGCGATAAGGGGTGATGACTGTGTTTGGCGGCACGGGAGGACTATCCACCACAAAACCAGAATGGGAGAAGAATGGAACCTCGACCACATTAACAAGCGGATAGGTCATAACATTTACTTTCGCTGTCGGCCCCTGTGGCATAGATCGCTGTTGCTCAACCGGAGGAACTGATATAGAGTCGATCTCTCCTGTTCCATAATTTACAATAGCTACTGCGAGGGCGTCCAAGAAATTAGTGCTTTCAAAGCCATAATCCGATGAAACCTCATTGGCAAGGGCTGCCACATACTCTGACCACGCTAAAGCATCTAAGCTTCCTGAAAATACATAAATGGTAACGATATCCTGCGCAAGAGCATTAATGTTTGCTGTATCGGTTCCGAGCAACTTAAAAGTAGGCACCACTTTTAAATAATCAGCCTTGACACAAGTTAAATCAATATCGCCCCGTCTATTACACTTCATGCCCGAAAGTCTTGGGAACGTAATTTCGGGACACACTTCTACCGTTCGTGTGCGCTGCTGTAAGGGCTGGAAGCTTACTGGCCCATAATGGTATTCAGTGCCTACAACTAGCTGATATGCGTACACGATGTACGTGTATCGCTTATTGTATTTAACCTGTGTGTCTACAAAATTAATGATCTCGATATTATTTGAGTTTGGAAACCAGTAATTCTGTATGGGCTCACTATTCTCGGGAGATCCAGAATATTTTGCGATCCGATATAAAACCGTTTCCGTGTGACACGGAACCCCTTCCATCACCTCTTCGAAAGAACGAAGATTATCTTTAACTATGTCACGTAGCTTGCCAGAGAAAACCAACAAGTTCAATGCTTGAGCAAGATTGTTGTTTTGTACCCCTGAACTGATATAAGCTGAATATGTGTCTGGTCCGACAAAAGTCTGATTTTTGTAAACCGTGGGGACCAAACCTTTTAAATATTGTTTCCACCATGTTAAGAGATCAAGCGTCTTATAGCTTCCTCGGCCAGCAATAATCCGTCCCACCCCACCTGGTGACTGAGAAGAATTTTGTTTTACGGCATAGAGATTCTCCATAGAACCACCGATTTGTTTCAAGAGGGTTAAATTGGTGCCCCCACAAGCAGCAGCTACCTGTCTCTGAAAAGAAGTGGATAGGCTCGCATCCTCTAAAATCTGAGCTATTTCAGTTGCACTGTCGGTTGAGAAATCAACTTCCACATACATCGGGAATGACTCTTTCTTCGTTACATCACTCAACAAACTAAGATTCTCAAAAGGGAAAATAAAGTTTTGATATCTCACAGAGAAATTATTCATAAATTCTCTTTTTGCTTTTTTGTAAGCAGCCGATACCAAATTAAAATAAACTAGCTCCCCATAGTTCACTGGAAGTGCCATGGTTGGCGATGCACTCTCAACAGCCCTTTGGGCTTCAGAAGCCGATGTTCTCCGTATCGATGCCTTCTGATCAGCTATCATGCCCTTCATGGTGCGCAGGTAATACATGTTCCTTGAAATATCTTCTGAGAGGAAGGCATAGAGATTGGGCAAAAGCTCTTCACGAACATTTCTAATCGTCTTCTCAAAACCAGAGACATAGAAATTATAGTTGAAATCAACGTTAGCATATCCAATATTCGATACATCCCCAAACTTTTTCCGTTCCCTTTGATCCAGCGGAGTATCAATTCTAAAAGAGTAATCCTTAAATCTTTTTGTCTTGGTGAGGGTTCCAAGATTCGTCTGCATAGAAAGGTTTTGCGGGACCAGCGTATTTATCAGCTTTTTCCAATCCCTAAGAGGCTCCTCTTTCTTCTGAGGGTGCCAAAACGACTCGTGACCATAAAAATAAACTTCCTGCTCTTTTGAGCAAAATGGTGGGTTCTTTAACAAACGAGTTATCACCTGGCCATAAGAAAGGTCCAGATGGTAAGTGTTGCTAAACTTGTTTGCCTTTTGCTCATTGCCATATTTTAAGCTTGATTTTCCAACAACCCAATATTTCCCCATTGCATCCCGAAGAGTATCAGGAAGAGAGGTTTTCCGAACCTTGGCATTGTCTTTAAAAATATATGTATTTTTTTTGCCTATCTGCATCTCAATAACCCCTCATAGTGGAGGAGCCCCTCATAGTGGAGGAACCCCCAAAGGCATTTGGAGCCGCTGTATCTGGCTCGTCCATGGCCCCTCCTCCCAACACAGAATCTGTTTTACCAGTGATGCCATCCAACATTGCAGGCTGTGCCAGATCGAGCGTTAAACTGTCCCACTGCGAGGCCAAATCTGACAATAGTTCCATATCTGTCGGTGATGCCTGTGTCGGTGATGCCTGTGTCGGTGATGCCTGTGTCGGTGATGCCTGTGTCGGTGATGCCTGTGTCGGTGATGCCTGTGTCGGCAATGCCTGTGTCGGCAATGCCTGTGTCGGCAATGCCCCAGCAACGGCCTGCATATATGAGCCCACGTAATCAAAAGTTTGTAT